GCTTGCAGGCCGTCGATGCGGCCCGTGCGGCGGGACTTGTCCAGCTTCCTGTTGCCGGCTGGGTCTTTGGTGGCGACGGCATTGGCGGCGCACATACTCAGAACCGGGTGGTTGCCGTGGGCTATGCGCCCGTTCAGCAGCTCGGCTTCCAGGGCGTCAAGTGCCGGGTCAATGGATTGGAAGCCCTGCCCGAACGGCACGAGTGGCAGTTCGATACCGATGCGCTCGAACTCCTTTTTCAGCACGTCCATACGCCAGCGGTCGAAGGCGATTGACTGGATATCGAGGCCGTCCAGGATCTCAACCATATCGAGCGCCACGGCTTCATAGTCCACCGTTGCGCCGGGTGTCGTGCGCAGAAAGCCTTCAGCTGCCCATTGGTCATACGGGGCGCGGTCCTTCTTGGCTCGCTCGAACAGGCCTTGTTCCGGCGTCCAGAAGAACGGGCGAACCTGCCACACGTTGCCGGCCTTGCCGATCAGCACCAGGGCGGTAAGGTCGGTACGGGCGGACAGATCCAGGCCGGCATATACGGGACCGTCGAACGGCTCTGGCTCGGCATCGCAGGCCATCCATACGTCAGGGCTGATAAACGGGCTGTCCAGGCTCACGCGTTGGTTGAGTAGTAGATTTCTCGCCGTATTGGACATTGAGGGCATACGGGCGGCTTGCTGCATCTGCTCGCGCAGGTCGTCTTCGGAGCGGAACAGGCCCAGCGCCGGGTTGGCCGCTTTCCAGGCCTCAACGTCTAGCAGGTCGCAGCCCTTCGGCGCGGTGTACAGGTGGCAGACGATGCGCGGGTCTTTCGAGCGTTGGGCGTCGTCAATCCACTGGCTGAGCAGATCGGCATCGTTCGCGGCTTGGGTACTGATGGCGATCAGCAGCGGGCTTTCGTGGGCACCTTGTGACGTGGTGATGGCATCCACGAAGTCGGACTGCGGGCCTCGGATCTGGCCTATCTCGTCCAGGATGGCGAGCACTGGTGACAGGCCGTGCGCTGTCTTGCCGTCTGCGGCCAAGGCACGAAACTCGGTATTCAGCGGCAGGCCGATCAGGCGTTTTCCCGATGGCACGATGCGGACGATCTTCGACAAGGCCGGCGATAGCTGGACCATCTTTGACGCCAGGTTGAACACGATTGCCGCCTGTTCACGGCTGAGCGCGCCTGCCACCAACTGCGAATTCTGCTTGGCTTCAGGCCCGACCAGGTGAGTTAGGATCAGGGCGCTGATCGTCGCGCTTTTCGAGTTCTTGCGCGCACAGCTCAAGATGGCGCGCCGGGTGCCGTGCGGGTTTGAATATACGTCGCGGATGAACTGTTTCTGAAACTCAGCCAGGACCAGCGGCTTGCCCACGTCGGCGCCTTCCGGCACTACCAGGTACTTTTCGCAGAACTGGATGACCTTCTCGGCGCGGGTCAAATCCCTCGCTTTCGAGGTATTCAAATCCCCCTTTTTCGGGGTATTAACGACGCTCATTGCATCGTCGCCAAGGTAGGGATCAGGTCATCGTCGAGCTGCGCGCGGGCGTCACGCTCCAGGGCGGCACCTTTCGGGATGTTCTGCGCCTTGCCCACGGTGGCGATGGTATCGACCTTGAGCTGTCGGCCAGTGGCCAGGGCGCGGCGGGTCATCTTGTCCAGCAGATCGCACGCCGGGTTCGGCTTGCCGTCCACCAGCAGCCCGTCATTGTCGATGGCATCTTGCAGCGCCTCGATATCGGCATAGGCGCGGGCCAGGCTCCCGGCCAGGATCAGGTCAGCATCGGTCCAGGTGTCACGCGGGCGGGCGGTCACGATGGCGTCCCAGAACGGCCTTGCCTGCTTGCTCACGCGCACAAACGGAGGCGGCGCTATAGGGCCAAGGGCAACGGCCTGAGCGGCTGCTATGGCGGCTCTGGCGCTGTCTGAGCGGGGGCGGCGTGGGGTGGTTTTCATGGCACTTAGCGATAAAAGAGCAGGGACCGGGCGGTGTTGCCTGCGCCGGTTGCTGGTGATTTTTGTTCTCGATTCCACGGATGATCGGGATCGAGCGGATTGCCGTTCACGTCACAGCCCCAGGTCACGGACTTACCCATACTCGCGGCCGTCTTGATCGAATGGCATTCATGGCAGAGCGCCTGCAAATTCTCCCGGCTGTTGTCATCGGTGAAGTCGTCGCGGCTGTCCTCGATGTGGTCCACGTCCGTTGCTTGCACCACCAGACCACGCGCTGTACACATACGGCACAGCGGTTCCTCAGCGAGTACCTGAGCGCGAAGGGTCTTCCAGGCGGTGCTGTTAAGACTTAACGTCCGGCGCTTCTTCATGCGGTCACCTCGTTAACTTTGTTGTTAACTTCGTCCAGTCCGTCGATGGCTGGCAGGTTCTCGATGCGGCGCACCTCGGACTTGAGCATCCATCCATCCTCGATGCCTCGCTGGTAGAAGTTCGCACGGGCCAGGCTGTCGCCACGAAGCAGACCTTCCACGTTGTGCTCAACGAAGAACGCCGGGTTGGTAATGCACGCTCGGTTGATCGCCTGTTCCCACATGACCAGATGGCGGCGCAGGGTGTTGGTCACAAAGAAGCGGGCCAGCTCGACCACGTTGGAATAGTTCGCTGCTTCCATGTCGCCAATCATCACGGGCGGTACGCGGAACAGGCGGGCAGTCTCGACAATGGACAGGCGCCGGGCTTCGATCCACTCGGCATCCTCAAGCGTCATGCTCACGGTCTTGAACGTCGCGCCTTGCGGCAGCACAGCGGTCTTGCCGTGGTTGGCGATACCAGCTTGACCAGCGGACCAGCTCTCGCGGATCTGCCCGGCCTGTTCTTTCGTGGTGCCGGGTGGTGTCTCGATAACGCCCGATAGCTTGGTGCCCTGCTCGAACATCTTGGCGCCGTGGGTACGCTCTGCCAGGGCAAGGCCGATGGTGTCGCGGGCTACCTGAATGGGCGAGCGTCCGAGAATCCCATCGTCCGAGTGATAGCGCAGGTGCAGGACTTCATCGGCCAGCAGGCGGCGCTGGTTGCCCTTGCCGTCCGCGTGGTCATAGACCAGATTGCCCAGGCTCGAACGCAGCACAGTCACGCTATCCGGGTGCATCGGCAGCAGAGCCTTAACCGAACCGTTCGGGTTCCACACAATCTCGGCATAGGCGTTACCACGCAGCAGGACGTGGCGTTGCATCTGCTCGCGGAACTCCATCGCGGTCTGGTAGTTGTTCGGGGTGTCGTGCAGCAGCTTGTACAGCGGGTGACTACGGGCTTTCTCGCGTCCGTCATCGGTGCGGCGGTACACGTCGAGCGGCAGGCTACCGACCGTCTCGCTGATAGCGGCCACGCAGGCATAGACGGCGCTGATGCCCTCGGCGGTGGTTGTGTTCACGTCTACGCCAGCCACGCCGGGAAAGCCCGTCAATCGGTCGTAATAGGTGTCATAGGCCGGGGTCGTCGGCTCGGGGCTGGCACGTTTGAACAGGCGCGGAAACTTCACTGGCAGGCCTCCAGATACAGACGGGCAAGGCGAATCGAGCGCGGCAGCTTCGACCGGACTTGAACACTCGTCGCGTCATAGGCGGGATTGGCGGTGATGGTGATCTCGAAAAGATCCACGTCTCGCAGCTCGCGGACGGGTTTCGCGCCTTCGGCCCAGGTGTCGCGCACGGGCAGGAACCCGAACGAACAGCCGGCCACGTCGCCACGCTTCACCAGCTCGGCCAAGTCCCGGCCAAGGGTGGTATCAGGCAGGTCCAGTTCGAACGCCAGACCTTCGGAATCTTCTGTTAGTCGCAGAGTGCCGGCACCGAGGCGACCCAGCAGCGACTTGCCGTCGTGCTCATAGATCGCCCGGATGTTTCCAGCAGATGCGGCGGCAAGCGTCCGGGTGAAGGCACCGGGGCGGATGACTTCGACAAACTCGCCCAGGTCCGTCTCAGAGTTGAACCGAGCGGCATAGCCGGTCAGCTTGCGTCCGTCAGGCTTCAGCCCATTGCTTGCGCGCCGTTCCATTGCTTAGACCTCGGTCGCTACGACGAAGCCTTGCGGGTGGCGCACGGCGGTATCGACGGTGGCCATAGCGCGAACCTGAATGCCGCCACGGCTGTACGCGGGTTCGGCATACGGGTTGACCAGAATGTCCACCTCGGACCAGACGCCAAGCATGACTTGCGAGAAGTCACCCAGGATCAGCTTGCCGGCCGGGACGTTCTTGCTCGCTGCCAGGGCCAGGCCAGCCATCGCGCCGTTGTCGAACAAGAAGCCCGAACCGGAACCGGCGACCTTCTCAGCAGCAGCCAAGGCGGTGCGGATAGCGGCAGTGGTGAGCCAGCGACCGTTGCTGATATCCACGTCGTCGAGCATTTCCAGCATCGCCAGAACGCCGGCCCAAGTGGTCGGAACGTCGCCTGCGGCTTGGATGCCAGGAGTGTTCAGGATGCCCAGCGGCTGCCCAGCCAGACCGGAACCGTTGATGATCGCGGCGTCAATCTGCTTGGCGATCAGGAACGAAAGATCCTCGCGGACCAGTTGTTCAATGGCCGGGGCGCTCTGCTGAATGAGCTGGCGACTCATCTCGGTTTTGCCGCCGTCGTGCTTCGGGGTCAGGGTGACTTGATCGAAGCTCATTTCGGCTTCCGGCACAGCCTGGCCTTCAGTTACCCAGCCCGTTTCAAGGCCCGAACCGAACTTCGGAATAGCGACATTGCCACGCAGGCCGGTCATCACGCGGACGCCCATCTGGCGAGCCAGCAGAGCCTCACGCAGCGGGCCGATGTAGTCCTGAGCGCGGTGGTCAGTACCGACCAGCTCGGGCGCGGTCGCGGTGGTGTTGGCGCGTTTCTCCAGGCTGGCGAACGGTACGAACGCGCCCTCGGCTTTGCGACCGCTGCGGCGTTCAGCTTCGCGGGCATATTCGGCCTCGGCACCGTCCAGGCTGCGGCCTTCCATCTGAGCGCGAATCACCTTGGTGACGCTCACGGAGCCAGCCAGGCGGTCGAAGTCAGCAGACGGGGCGGCAGATACCGGAGTGCCAGCGGCGCGGCGTTCTACTTCGCCCAGGTACTCGGCACGCTCAACCTGAGCGGACAGGGCGCGTTCTTCAGCCTTCAGGCTCTCGAACTGCTTGGTTTCATCGGCAGACAGATCGCGGCCTTCAGCGGCTGCGGCATCTACCAGGGTTTTCATGGCGGCGACCTTGGCGGAGCGCTGCTCGCGTAGGGCGGAAATCTTCATACGTCGATACCTATCGAGTTGGGATATGCCCATCTATTTTACATGTAATGTTATACCATATCAATCATTCGGTTGACAGGCTGCGCCTTGGCGGTGTAGTGGGTGGAAACCTTCCTCATTCCGGGATTTATTCCGTCTGCGAGTGAGACGGTTTGGTCTCAGTGAGACTTTTTGGTCCGAATCGGCCCTGTTGGTCTGTCTCGCGTGTTGAAAACGACACAGTGTGTTGATTCCTACACGGTGGCGGAAACCCAGCGATAACCCAGCCGGTTTGGGTTGGGTTTCAACGGGTGTTGAACAGTTGTTGAACGATCGGTGAATGCTTGGTGCACGAAACGTGCTCAGTTCTGAGCGCATGAAAAACCCCGCACGGTGGCGGGGTCTGGTGGGTCAGTGGATGCGCCGCGTATCGAGCGAGGCCAGATCCTCGTCGCTGAGCACGCCGGCAGCGAACAGGCCCTGCAGGAACCCCGACAGCATCTTGGTATCCAGCTCGCCCCGGTCGGCGTCGGCCTGGTACAGCTCCAGCGCGGCGACCGCTCCGTCACAGTGGGCGACCATTGGCGCGATCTTGGCGAACAGTGCGCGTTCTCCCAGCTTCATGGTTCGTAGCGCTCCAGCAGCTTGCCAAGGCGCTTGACGATCCCATCCAGAGATACGGCCAAATCTGGACGCATCTCTCCGTCACGGAGCTGGCAGAGGTCGGAGAAGATGCCGACTAGCATCACTTGGCCGAATACGTCGATGTGCGCGCCTTGGTCGTCGATCACGATTCCGCAGTCAGGGTCGATATGAACGATGTTGGTCATGCGTGACGCTCCTCGTTTGTAGCCACTTGCTGCCCTGAATATCAGTAGATACCTGGCAGAATCTAAAAGGGTGTTCACTTTCTGAACACGTAGAACAGCGATTACGGTTCGGTTTCTGGACACGTAGGCGATAACGCCAAACCGAACCGGATAAACCCGAACGAACAGAATTCGCTACGTGTTCACTATCTGAACCGGTACGTGTTCATTTTCTGAACAGGAAGAAATCGAATTGAGCAGTGTCGGCAAAGGGCGCAGCGGTGCTCTAGTCGGGCCTACCTCAAGGTCTTTGCCGGGGCACTCGTTTACCGGAAGCCAGGACAGTGCGTAGAGCGCGCAGCGGGCGCCGTGCTTGTTGAACAGACTGCTACGAGTCTGAGTGATCCAGCCTGCCGACTCGAGATCGCTGAGCGCCTTCTGTAGCGTCGACGGTGAGCCGATCCCCCATTCCCTAGCCATCGTGCGCGTGGCTGACAGATCGCCGTTGTTGCCCCCGTTGTACTGAGACATCAGCTCTTGCAGCACCACGCGGGCAACGAAGCTCAATGCTCGATGCCCGGGTGATTGCACTAGGCGCCTCTCCAATCGAAAGAAGGGTGGTCCAGATTTGGGCTTTGATTTGCCTGCCATATCGAGCTCGCGCAATGGCTGGCAGGGCAGGGCGCCCCGCCAGCGTTATGGCCGTTAGGCCGCCGCTTCCTGCATCAGGACGTACTGCCCCACACGGTGGGGTGGTCTGCCTGGCTCGGTGGCCTGATAGGCCCATTGCGTGCGGATATCAAAGCCACGCCGACGCAGACGGCGAACCGTTGACGGCGGGTGGACGATATCCAGGTCGTTGGCGGCCTCGATGGTCGTCACTGGATGAATCCTCAGTGCTTCCAGCAGTCGGCGGTCTTGCTCGGTTGCGGAGTGTGATGGCATAGTTCAATCCTCACTTGGTGCAGTCCAATGTGTGTTTGCCCTGGCGGTGTTGCAGCACCGCTTCGGGTTTCCTCTCTGCTTCCTTTCTCATGTCCATTCGTCCCTGTCCGGGGCGGCGTAGCCCCATGCTTCGTTGGCGGCCGCGTAGATCATCGAACCCAGGGCGGCCACCGCATACGCAAGGCTGCTCCGGTCGTCGTCGCTTAGGTGATGCTCTGATTCGTCGGCACCTAATAGCCGGCCGATACCTTCCAACCCTTTGCCGGCGTTCGTCAGCACCGCGGTGTTGCGCTGGATCATCTCGAACGCCTCGCGATCAGTGATGTGGCTCATTGCAGGCCCCCCACGCGCTTGATGCGCTCCGCTTCGCAATCCATGTAGTTGCTCAGGTCGTCGGCGAGGTACTGCGCCAGGTTGGCGAGGTCCAGCGCATCGCGGCCGTTCTTGTGCTTGCAGTTGAGCTGGATCGATCGGGCTATCGAGCCAAGCCACTTGCCGTGTTCGCGCGCATAGGTCGCCAGGTCGTACGCGTCGATTTCATCCACTGTTTCGGTCGTTGCGGTATTCATTTCGCTAGCTCCAGTCGAGAGGCGCCAAGTTGGCGCAGGTGTTCGAGGTCAATCAGGCGGGTGTGAGTGGGCAGTGCCAGCCACCCAATGACTTTGCCGCTGCGGTCGATTAGATGGAAGGCCCGTTCCAGGGCCTCAAAACGGGCGCTCATCGTGCGTTGTCCTTAGCCATACGGTTCAGCCAGGCGCGCAGTTCCTCCACGAGGATCAGGCGGCGCTTGCCTGCCTTGAACGACACGAGGTCGCCACGGGCGATGGCTTCATAAACGGCGGAGCGAGTTGTGCCGGATGCGCGAGCGGCTTCTTCAGGACCGACGGCGAGGGGTTGCAGGGTTGCGAGTTGGGACATGGTCTTCTCCATCTAGCCTCGGAATGGGGCTAGTGGTTGCCATCATAAACAGCTTAATTCGGTTCGTGCAAGCATTTGCTAAACAAACACGCACTCAACCGGATTGACGTTAAGTTGCTGGTAGGGCAAGCTCACCACATCGCCATTTCGATTGGCATTTATTGATAGGGATGTGGGGGCTCGGATGGCTACCAAGACGACAAAGAAGAAAGGGGAGACCAGTACGACCGTCAGCGTCGGTATACGGATTGACCCAAAGATCAAATTCGCGCTGGATTTGATGGGCAGAATGCAAAAGCGATCGCTAACAGCGGTAATTGAGTGGGCGATCTCAAACGCAATTGCCCAGCAGCAGTTCCGAGCTCCTGATGAAACGTTTGCCGATGCGATCGAGAAAGTTTGGTCCACTGACGAGCCGACGCGGTTCGTAAAGCAGGCGATTTATATGCCGGAAACGTTAACGTATGACGAGCTGCGGCTATGGGAAACGATCAAGAACAGTATGGACTTTTGGACCAATATGCCCGGAAGCGGTAGGGCTTACGAAGATTGGGTCAGGTACGATGCTGTGCGCCAACATTGGGACGCGCTCATAAAGCATGTACTTGAACACAAAAATAACCCTGCGGTGGTTGAATTCGACACCATACCGTTCTAGATCAGCTCCACCGCCGCCGCCTTGCTGTCTGGTGCAAGGTGGGCATAGCGGAGCGTCATCTTGATATCCGCGTGCCCCAGCAGATCGCGCACCGTGTTCAGCGGTACGCCAGCCATCACCAGCCGCGATGCGAAGTCGTGGCGCATATCG